TCAGCAACCCCACGACCTTCAGCAAAATACAATCCCCACCCATAGGCCTGAGCACCTTCACCAGTCCCAATCTTCTGAAGATCAAAGGAATCGAACTTGTGAGGACTACCATGCCAAGCAGTCATGAAAGTTTGATTCGGAGCAGGCTGACCTTTCTCATCAATCTTAGGAACCGCCTGGAATGTATCCAAATCCTCAGCCACCCCAGCATAATCCGGATAGATAGCATCGCCCCTGGCTGAGCGTTTCATTGCCTCAATCAAATCTGATGGAGTATCAAAGGTAAAACCTTCATCTCGCAACCTGAGTAACATCTGATCGAGCGTATCACCCTGCTTGCGGAATATCGCCAGACCACGACCACGACCATATTCTTCCCAGACTTCCCGCAGCTCACCAGCAAATTCAGTACCCTCACGACCGGCCACCATTGCCTCAGCACGAGAAGGACTGACAATGCCACCCATGCGACGAATCACCTGAGTCAACTCCATTGTAGGATCAGGACCAGCCTCTTGCTCCTCCAGTGCCTTCAACCTCATTTCAACATACTGAGCATCCAGACCGGTTGCCCGCTCCAGGTGACGCTCTAACGCAGCATCGAGTTGTCCAGCCTGACGCAGCTGCATCAGCTGAGTAGCACGAGCCATAATATGCTTCATGTACGCCTGAAACTGTACCAGGAACCGCTTGAAACCAGATGGAATTTCAGCCGCCTCATCCTGATTCAGCCGACCGGTCACGTAATCGATCGATCTATTTGAAAACCATTCTGTTAAGCCAGCATTGTCATTTCCGTACTCAATCCGGCCAGTCTTTCGCTCATAGTCGAGCTTCCAGGTTTGAAGGTCCTCCCATGTCAGATCACCATCGCGCTCAATAGCAGCCTTCAGGTACGCCTCAGAATACTCCTCTATGACTGTGAAGTAGCTGGCCCCCTTGTAGATTTTTATCGCATCCTGCCAAGCTCTACGCTTGAACCCGCTGATTGAGCTTCCCAGGACAATGCTGTTTTCCAGAGCCCACTCGATTTCATCAGTGGTATTAAAATTCGTGGTTTTGCTGATCCACTCACGAGCAGCCGCCTCGCTCATCTTACCTTCATCGATAAGCCGACGATAGGACATAGGAGCCTCCACATCCACATCAGCCTCGATACCGGATATGAATTCAAAGTAATCAAGAAAGTCCTGGAGGTCCTGACCGAGCTTCTGAGATTCCTGCACTTTGAAATCCATGGCAGCTTCACGAGCCTCCTGCATGGTGTCAGCACGAGCAATCTCCTCTTCGCCTGGTCCAAATACAACATACTGGCCTTCGCGTTCTGCTATGCTAGGCTCAGGTATCGCTTCAGTCGCCATCTTTTCACCGGTTTCTGGCATCACCATGATACGCTGAGCCTGAGCACCATAGAAATCATTGTAAGCAGCACGAGCCTGCACCTCATCCACATCCGTCCGGACAAGCTCCTTTTCTTCCTGGAGTTGCTGAGCACGCTGGAAAATAGCTGCATGTTCAGGATTGGTCATATCCAGTGGAATCGCTCCAATGTCAGGATTCACCATCACGGGGTTTCCGTTCACTTCCCCAAACTGAGTATTCCCGACATTTATAGTCGGCACAAACATATCGGAATCGACCAACGCCTGAGCATTGTACATTTTCTGAGCATCGACATCCCCATTCGCAGCCTTCACCAGGATGTCTCCCGTGGCCGGATCCGCCAAGGCCTCACGAATTTGATCGTCAGTCTTATGCTTTCTCAGCAGTGCAAAGTCTTCCTTACTCAGTGGTTGTCCAAGACGGTTTGAAATATACTGCTTCCCGCGGGAGCTTTCTACAGCTGCACCAGTACCAACCCCAACAGCAGTCACCGCCTGTCCAGTGAACATCCCCACGCCAAATTCTACCATTCGCTTACGAAGGACATCCATTGACCACAAATCACGCTCAGGATCCACACCGGTCATTCTGGCCAGCATATCCATAGCCTGTCCCTGGGATGCCTCAGTAACACCTTCACCGAATCCACCAGCAGCAATCCGCTTTGATACTTCTCTCAGCGTCAGGTCCTTACCTTCTTTGAAGACGTTCTTTAGGATAGTATCTATACCAGTCTTTTCCAGTGCAGTACTGACCGTTCCATAGCTCGCTGCATATCTAAATGCCTCACCTGGATCAGCCAGCTCGCCTTCCTCAAGTGTACCAACGTAATCAGAATATGCCTCCTCATAGGCCTCAGTAAAAATCGTTCCCCATCCAGCAGGACCAGCCAGTGTAGCAAGCGCATTAGGAGCCAACTGGCCTATACCCATGGCTATCTGACCCCAGAAACTATTAGCAGTCGCATCAGATACACCATATACCTTATGGATTTTTCCAGCAGACTTGCGAAATGTATCAGCCAAGTCAGTAGCCGGCAGTTCAGCCGCCACTTCCCGACGACGTTGCTGAGCACGCATCCCAATTTGACGACCACGCTTCATCAGTTCCTCAGCTTCAGCACGTTGCTCAGGTCGAAGCATCTGCATTCCTGATGGAACATGGCCACGCTGGAGCATTCCAATGTTGTAATTGGCAAATGCTACCGGATCGATTGCGCGAATTTTATCGAAGATTTCCGGTAATTCAGGATCATCATATTGAAGAGGAACCTGTACATCGGCCACAATCTGAGCAGTACCACCGGATTTCATCAGGAGTGAACGAGCACCACCGGCCAGCATAGCACCAGGAAGCTCTCTGATTCGTGCCTTTTCCTGCTCCACCTCATTCTCTACCCGAACCTGTGGACGCACCACCTTGCCGTCATGCTCACGATAGTACGCCTGAATTGCGCCATAATGAGCGGCCGCATTGTCACCAGCTCCAGGAAGATAGGTTTTGGAATAGGTATCATAGTCCTTGAAGACTGCTTCCCTGTCCTTGCCAAACTTATGAGCAATATAATTCGAGTTGAATCGCTTATACAGGTAATCGTTCCTATCACCAGAGGCATCAGCAGCCATCAATAGCGTATTGCGCGAATCCTCAGGAATAGCTGAGAGTCCACTTTCTAATCCATCCTTGAAGTATTTAGCATTGGCATCCATCAGAATCCGAACATATCACCAGTTGCGGCCTCCTGAGAAGCCTGTTCATCAGCAATTTTACCGAAAATTTGAGAACGGTAGTCATTGAGCTTCAGGCTCCACATATCCTCAGTGATGTCCTTCGTATTGTGGATCCACATGAAAAGATCACGCAGCTGCTCATTGGCAATACCCGAAATCGCCTCAGGAGCCCAATCGCCGTAGCCATTAGCTTCCTTGTACATGTCGAACATGTCAGTAACCTTGCGCTTGTCAGCATCATCCAAGTTCACCTTCTCATCGAAGCCGGCCAGCATCAGCTGACCATCTTCAACGGCATCCTGGTAACGCCAATCCAGCCATAGGTCCACCAGCTTACGCTTCGAGGCTGGAGTAAAGTCGCTATCTGCAATCTTCTTCAGCTGCTTGTTGTACGCCTCCTCAGGGATGTCCTTTTTCAAAGCCGCAGGAACCCAATCCATTCCGAATCCCTTGTGATACCAGCTGAGCGTCATTTCATCAGCAAGCTTCTGGTATTCAGTGGTATTCTCCTCGTAGACAGTTTTGGCCTCCATTGCCCGCTGCATCTGCTCTACAACGAATGGATCAGTACCCTTCGCAGCAGCTACCTTGATGTCATCATCAGTCGCATTTCCGCTGGCAAGAGCCTTATTGAATGTCCTGAGCGTACTGGCCTGGTCCCGTAATGCTGTACGCATACGAGCATCAGCATATCCTAAAAGCGTTCTCCTGGAGTCTGGCTGAAGTCCCTTGTAATTTACAAACTTTGATTCGTCGCCTTCGCCCTCCTTGACCATCAGCATGTCCATGAAGGCCTTGTAATCGTCAGGAGTGACCATTGAACGAAGCTCCTGCTCAGCCATTTGATAGTCAGCCTCATGCTTGAGCTTAAATTTCAGTGCTTCCGCCTCAGGTTCAGGCAATCCGATGGAATCAATCTTTCGATCACCCGCATCCCACATTTCATTCCTGTAATAATCCTGAGCTGACATCGTGATAGTGGTCATCTTCAACTCCCAATCACGGGCAAGAGCCTGCTCAGTAAGACGACCAAGAGACTTTTCACGAGAAACGCTATATCTGGTACGAATCGTTTCAGCAGCCTCGTCAGAGACACCGTACTTCGTCAGATTTTCCTCCATTGCCTGAGAACGCTGATCCCACAAATCAGTACCCATATCGACCCACTTTTCATGATCGTTCCGGTACTCTTCAGATTGTAGATTTACATCGATCTTCTCATTCGTAGCAGTAATTCCCAGCTGTTCATCAGATTCAGCCGCCACATCATTTGTGCGCTGACGCTTCTGGGCAAATGCCATCGCAGCATCTCCAGCCTGACCGATAGCACCAGCCAGCCGTTGCTGAGCCTGTCCCACCTGAGCAATACCAGCAGTACCGATCAAAGGAGTTCCCTCAGTCCTGCTGACTCCAGGCATATTACGAATTGGAATATCACCAGCTGCCATGATTATGTACTCGCTTTCATTGTGGCCATCCTTGAAGCACCGCTAAGCAGTGTGGATGTTGCCCCGATTTTTCCGGATAGTCGTGCCAGGTGACCCTGATAAATCAAACCTTTCTCTCTTCGCTGAGCCTGAGTCCCAAAAATATCGCTTTGGCGCTTTGACTCCTGGAATTCAAGCTCCTGACGTGCCGCATTCAGGCTGAATGCCACAAGTGGAGAACCTTCCATTGCCAATCCCATACCGGCTATACGTGCCTCAATTGCTCCAAGCTCACGCTTGCCCGCTTGACGAGCCCGACGACGCAACTCCCTTTCCTCTTCTTCCTGAGCAATGCGATCAAGCTTTACCTGACGAGCGTCCTCTTTCAGCTGAGCTTCCTGAATCTTTCCAGTCTTATAGGAGGTATAAGCACCGTATCCAGTGCCTACAGCTGTAATCACCAGTGCCGTTGATACCCAACTCATTCAGATCCCTCCAGAAATTTGTTCACGGTCATCATCAGTCTTTCAGCCTCCATGAAGGCCTCACTTTTATCGATTGTCAGTCCCTCGATAATTTCAAGATCAGTCTCCTCAGTAGGATGGATATTTATGATCCTGAAGTCGCTGATTGCAATAGCTGCCTTACGCACTCCAGGCTGAGAAACAAAGACTCCAGGACCTACCAGTTTAGGATCATCCCCCTCACAAACCAGCCAAGCGTGACCGCTCAGAACGACATTCATAGTCGCTTCCTTGTGGCGGTGGCCTACTACTACCATTCCAGCCGGTATCGTGATTTCCCGACCGTAGACCCCTGGAGCAAAGTGATGAGCAAGCTTACAGATGTCGTCGGTCTGACTACCAACAAGCACACCTTCAGTCTGGAGCATTGCCTTCTCCAGGTCACCGACATTTGGTTTTTCTGCTATCGCGTTATCCACCTTCTGAAGCCTCAAAGTTCACTGTTATAGCTTTCACCTTTAGGGGAGCAGGTGAAGCCTGTCGAATGTAAATGTAGCCCTCAAAATTAAATGATCCAGGAAATGACAGCTGAACATCCTCAGATTCCAGATCCCATGCCTCGCCCCAAAGATTCTGAGAGAAGGTATTTACCCGCGCATCGTACCAATCGATACCATCAGCAGAGTATTCAAACGGACCAGACTCGAAAATTCGTACAACGAGTGAGCTTATTCTGCGCTTCTTTCCCTGTAGGTTACCCTGAGAAGTGGCATCCAGTCTCATAGACTTGTACAAAGCCGTCTGAGCAAGACCAACGTAGCCAAAGGCCTTCGGATCGTCCAACGTGATTGCGCCACCTGATACCGTGTACTTTCCGGCATTTCCGCCATCGCCCCAGCATTCAACTTCAAGGCCTTCCAAGTGATCGAGTCCACTGAGTGTCCGGAAAACCTCTCTCCAAGTCCCTCCTGATCCAGCAGAAGATTCTCCAGAAGCCAGTTTGATAGTCCCACCATTTGCCGTCCACGTCAGCAAAGTAGGATACAGGTTTATCGTTACGCTGGTTCCTCCTGATGGCACGCTTGTAACCTGAAAACGCTTTCCGTTAAGAAGCACCGCCGCACTGCCAGTAACCCCATCAATGTCCACATAGTCACCTACAACCAAATCATGAGACAGAACCGTATTCACCGTAACTTCAGGAGTCGTGTCAGTAACATTTACGATGTCCCATTCAACGTCTTTTCTGGTATCGACCGGAGTAACCCCATCCTCTTCATAGAGTTCAAATGATGACGAGGTAATATTGAGAGCCTTGTAGAAATTGCCATTGAGCTTCGTAATTCCAGATATTCCTGAAGGCTCAACAAGGTCACCGCTGACGAGTCCAGTTGTATCACCTTCCACCACAGCCGGACGCGCATTGCTAATAGAAGTGATAGTGCCAGTAGCAGCAGGACCAAAGGATGATGCGCTATCAAGGAGCTGAGCATAGAGCTTTCCAAGTGCCTTGTAATCATTATTATTGAGCCTTTCTATATACCGTACTTCACCGCTGGGAAGAGTACGCTTTACGCTTATCCACACCCGCTCAGAGACTACAGCAATGCTTTCAACCACTCCATTTGTTACCTGCCTTGTCCAGCCAACAACATTATGCTGTCGCTCATAGGTCATCAGAGGCATTTCACCATCTTCACGATTTGTCCAAATCAGATTATCCGGATCCCGCTGAGCTGCCATGGTAATAAATCCCTCACCCGTACCAGCAATATGATCGGCCAATACCGTCATATCGTTTGCAGCGTGCTTGCTGAAGACACTGGCATTATCCTGAGCCAACTCATAAAGCCGTCTTCCGGTATTGTGGACGAACAGGAGCACATCCTCCAGCGTAAGAGGCTGAATTGCCTTCGATCCGATTGCAGTCTGACGACGAACATTCCCGCTGGTAGGAGTCAGAATATCCCCATCCTCAGTCAAATGAGCCCATACCTCAGTTGAAGTACCAAGAAGCAGCCCATTGAGGTTGCCAATCCACCGGATAGGATTCTGGGCATTCGCGCTGATGCGCTTATTCATTCCATCATTGTCAGCAGCAGTGCCGTAATCAAAATCCTCATAGTCATCCGTTTTGGATGCCTGGAAGTTCAATGGCCGGTAATCGTTACCAGCAGCCCACCGTCGATTCTCAAACGAATCCACACATGCAGACCAACCTCGATAGTCGCTCCAAAGTGGCTCAGACCAGTAAGTAGTATCATCGGTTGCCTCAATATCCTCCAAGACTTCAGCCGTAACGCTACTATATGGCTCCACGCCACTCGGAACAGCAGTGATCTTAACCAGGCCGGCTATGAATGCCTCAGGAGCCTCCAAAACACATCGAGGACGATCGGTTACACCACTTGGCAAGGCCCATCCAGCATCCCGCACAAACCGGAACCGATATAGAGCTTCCTCAGTATCACCACCATCAAGAGGATTGGAATCCACGTTTCTATCATTATCTCCATCGAACTGACGAATCACCCTGAAATCCAAATCACCGCTTCCCTTCTTTTCCAGATACAGCGTTCCACCCCAAAACCCATAGGTCCTTAGGGTCCATTCGCCAATAATTGGAATAGCCGTTGATGTCGTAGTACCAGCTCCATCGAGGTATTCCTCTTCACTGGTCCCTTCCCGTAAGTGACGTATCTGCCAAATGGATCCCACATGCCCATCGTAGAAAATATCAGGATCATCAGTTGACCCACTTGGAACAGCCGCATTGATCGTGATTGTACCAGTCTTCGCACTCGGAGTCAGGTAGATGTCTGAAATATTCTCATCGAGCAGAGGAGGAGGAAGGTTATCAATGGCCTCCAGCGTCCAATTATCATCAGCCAGTCGGCTCAGCTTGCGGTCCTGGTAATCAGGATGGTGGATGAACACCACATCATTGATTTGAGAGAATTGAACCTCATACAAATCCGCCTCCAGATATGGAGTAGCAATTTCGTATGGAACAGTGGCGGTAGTACCGGAACCGGCTGACACCTCGACTTGCTGACCGGAACCGGCATAGAAAAACCGCATGTACTGATGTCCAAATTCAACAGTAAAGGACGTAGTACGGGAAAATTCAAAGGGAAGCACACGACATACCCTATTCGCATACTTGGCAGCTCCAACGTAATCAAAACCGTTACGCTTGAACATTTCACCCTGCTTGTTGATTCGGAAATTCTCAAGTATTCTGGCAGCAGTGAGATATTTCTCCATGTCCACCCTGGCACTGGCAGACTCAGAGAATTCGCCAGCATTGAAGGCCAGCTGGGTATTGTTCAGCTTTTGATTCATGGTTTACCAGGGATATTGAGACTTCATCCACCCAAATTTATTGTACCGACGACCCTGAATCCATTCGCTTCGGTCAGTCGGCTTGCGTGGCCTTCTGCTATCGTCGTCGCCATCGACAACCGCAGCATTCGGAAAGGCCATCTGCTTAAATTCAGCCATCAGCAACCTTCCCTGATCCTCATCGCCCGCTATCGGCTTAGCCAGTTTTGCGGCCAGATAGACCACCAGAGCGGCCACAAACAAAGGATCGTACTTCGTGGAGTCATCCACATACTGAGTGTACACAATCTTCGCCTCATCGTGATCGGTCAGGAGGGTACGCCCCTCAATCTCATACCAATCATCATTATCCCACGCATCAATATCATTGAGCGTAATCATCCTCAGCCAGTTATCCGGAAGATTGTAACTGTAATTGTATCCAAAATCAGGAGCAGCCGCATTGACGGTGAGTTGCTGCCTCGCCTGGAGACACCTGAATGGATACATCCGACCCAATTCCCTTACAGACTGGTCGAATATTGTCTTGATACGGACTGACGGAACAGACTGGGAATCGTCGATGTCCTGTATCAGCCAGTCACCTAGCCGCGTCAGTGCTTGATTTGCTATAGCTGTCTTTGAAATCATGGCTTAATTAACTGGAAGACTTGTTTTTAAAAGAGAGGCCTAGCCCGTGGATGGACTAGGCCTCGATCAGTGGATATACCTGTAACAAGGGAAATCTACTTCGCTTAACGGCGGGCAAATACCATCCGGAAGATGATCTTCTTACCAACAGTCAAACTGCCCGCAGATGTAACTGCGAGAGTGGCCTGAATGTAGCACTTCTTCTGAGTGACATACGGAGTCAGGCTGGCTGATACCGCATTCGCATCAAAGAAGTCGCCACCAGAAGCCGCAACGTCCAGTCCATCTGCGTAACGGTCGGCATCTACAGCGTCAGTATCATCATTGTCTCCAATGTCGACAGTAACGCCAGTACCGAGTCCGTCAGTATTGGTCTTAGACAGATGCGGAATCAGCTCTACACCCCCAGGGACTTCGACAAGACGAATTACGTCGCCGGCAGCATCACCAGATACAATCGTGTACGAGGCACGAACGTAACTGAGATTACCCATCAGCTTGATTTCGTCAATCTGAGCCTTGGCAGTAGGATTCAGCTGGGCAACTACAACATCGCTATTTTTCTTAGCCATTTGGAATTATTCCTTTCTGACGATTGTCACGCTCGTGATTAAGCGTGATAAGTTTCAACGATTACCGCACCCTTTTCCTCATCACGAGTACAACCCATACGGCAGCGAGAGCGTACCTGGATTGCGTGACTCTGATTTGGAAGGATGTCGATATTTGCCCGACGCTGGCCGTCACCAAACCAAATGTGCCGCTTATGGTAGAAGAGGCAATTGGTAACATTGCTGGCGGTAGTCAACAGATCATCGTCACCAACGATCCAATTGAATCCCATCCAGAATTCCTCATGGAGGCCACCCTTATCAATAGGAGCGACCGCAGAGAAATCTCGGTTACGGATTTCGTTCACGTCAACAATCAGGTCTTCTTCGTCGTCCGGACCGATAACGGCACAGACTTCACGACCAGTCATGAGGGCGTTCCCGCGGAAGATACGCTTTGCACGAGCAACCTTATCAAAGATGAGGCCAGACTGTACCGAAGTACCAGCCTTCGTGAAGGTATCCTGGACAATCTGAGTAGACGGAACAGAGATAAGCGTAGCACCGTTTTCACCGGTATATGCAACGCCTTCAACGCCATCGACAATTGTCTGGTCCTTCGCCCGGTTGTAAGCGAACGTGTGATTGACCGTCAAGCGGCCAGTAGGAGCAATCAGCTCACCAAGTTCAACATCGTCCCATTCGTCAATGATGTTACTCAGCTCATACTTGGAAGTATAGAGCCAACGAATGAAGGTATCAAACTGGTCCTGTTGAGTCTGAGCGTGGCGGGCAGCGACTTTACGCATGGCCTGCTTTTCCAGCTGGTCGAGTTTCTTTCGGTAACCGTTTACTGAATCGATAGAAACAGTATTGGCCAAAAGACTCATCTCCCGCTGAATGCGATCCACCCAACGATTCGTGAATGCATCCTGATAATGATTAGGAAGATTCGGATTAGACATTTTAACCTTTCGTGTAAAAAGAGATTTAAGTTAATGTGTGTGAAACATCGACTTCGGGTGTCTCCATTGCGGAGGGCGAAGCTGCCATTTCTGGCTGAATCGCCGGGTCCCGTGACACGAGAGGTATCGGCTATGTCGTCTTATGGTCTAATGCATCGAAATAGCTACTGTCAAGGCTACATAAAAATAGACCCCCGATTTCTCAGAGGTCTATCCAATAACAAGAATATTAAGTAACCAAAACAATCAGTAATATTAATCACCACATCGTAGGGGATTAAGGCTCTCTGAATTTCTCGATTTCTGCAAGCATATCTTCTTCAGTTGGCTCATAATCTAGCCCAAGCTGATATGATCGTCCGTTTTTCTGGAAGATCATAGTCGCCTTGTGACCAGGAAATGTCCGTTCCTTCGGAGGTACTTGCAGCTGAGTGCCGGCAGGCAGAGCGAATTTACCGGTCCTGACTGGTTCAACCGCATCAGCCTGATTGATTTCATCAGCCAAATCCTGAGCCTTCGCCTTAGGATATTTAGCAACTTCCTTGTCGCCTTCCATTCCTGGAGGTTCAGGAGGTTCTTCAATAGGAGCCTCAGTAACCGGCTTAATACCAGGTTGCTTGATTGGTTCAGCATCAGGTGGAGGAGCGGGAGGACGAGCCTTCTTTTTCACTGGCTCTTCCTTCTTGTCCTCAGGTGGAGTGTATCCTTCCGGCCACTTTCCATGCCGCTCCTTGTACATCTGAGCTTCATAGTGACGGATCGGTACAGCTGCTTGAGGTTTCTCCTCAGGCTCAACACCATTTGCCTTCAGGAATTTCCCAACCATCACCTTGAATCGAGCCTGACCTTTCGACATCTCATAACCGGTATCAGTTATTTCAGCGATCTTCTTTCCCTGACGGAAGACATCACCTGACTCCAGGCTGTATCCTTCAAATTTCTGTTGTGCCATGATTATTTACCTCCTTTCTGCTGAGCAGCCAGTTTTCTATACTGATCCTCCTGCTGACGGTGACGAGCTACAGCTGCATGATCCCCTGCCTTCTCAGCTGCATACATGGAATCAAGCTCCTTCGCTGCCAGTTCTTCATAGTTCTGCCCCTGACCGCCCATCACACCGCCTTCATTCGCGCCGGAGAGATTCACAAACTTGTCGGAATCAATCAGTCCCTTCAGGCTGGCCATATTACGCATGAATTTCTCACCCAGACCGGCCTGTACCGCACTGTTGAGCATCACCTTCATGTCGTCTGCTTCAAAACCGAGTATCTTCATGGTGGCCTGCATATCAGAGCTGACCTTTCCAAGATCATCACCCAAGGCCTTCACCGCAGCATCTTCGTTCTTATTGAACTGAGCAATCGCACCATCCTCCTGTTCAGCAATGATCTTCGTGTAGACATCACGGATTTCACCAGCTAATTGCGGAGAAGCATGGTGTTTATGCAGTACCTCCTGGATACGAGTTGATTCGTCATCACCCCAGCGAAGATGCTCAGGAAGATCATCCGGAGGACTGAAATCGTAGTCACCAGAATTCCCTGGAGCACCATTGAGTTGATGCAGCTTGGCATTGAACTCATCGACAATCGCCTGAGGAGCCCCCTCTTCCGGACGAGCAAGACCTTTAGAAGAAAGAGCTTTCTGCTTCTCTACCAGGCTGGACATCGCCACGTCGATAGTCTTATACCGGCCAAGGAAGTCCTTATGCTCCTTCAAGTGTTCTGGAAGTCGTTCAGTCCAGTTTTCCGAGAATTCCCCTTTCTCGTTGTAGAGTCCGGAGTACCAGGGATTCGCTGTACCGGCATCACTGTTTGGAGTCGGCTGGCCACCTTCTTGACCGCCCCCTTCGGAACCGCCGTTATTCCCAGCTCCATCTGCACCTTCACCGAGGAGCGTGTCAGCTGAGGGTCCTGCCCCGCCACCGCCTTCGCCTCCTTCACCGGCTTCATCGCGCAAAATTCCTCTATTCATCCACATGATCTTTCTCCTTACTCTCTGAGGGCTTCTTAGTTACCTCTACGTTATCGCCCTCGATGTCACGTAGCGGTACGGTTAAATTGTTATGAATGGCTTCCGCAACCTGGACCTTGCCACTATTCTGAGCAGCAAGAACGGTATCCACGCCTACACCAGGAACCATCTGGAAGCACGAGTAGAATTTCCACTTGCCACAAAGCTCGTGGTACACGATTTCCTGATGCCGGTTACGTTTACCGTCACGTCCAAAGACATACCGATAGGCCTCAGCCCTTTCCCTTGCACTGTATTCCATTATCCTGATCGATTAAACTGTACCTGTCCGTTGAGGTGGACCTCCCTGAATGATTTCCTGAGGCAGCTTTGACATGTTCGAGGCCACCTTTGAACCGGATTCAGCCATGGCCATAGCAGCCTGAGCTTCCTTTTGAGCCTGAATTTCCGCCTCGATAGCCTTGCGTTCCTCAGGTGAGTTGAAGAAGTCGACGCTGACTCCCTGATTGTCGCCAGTCATACGGATCATCCGAGTGAAATTCAACTCAGTCACAAATGCCTCAGGACCCATGATTTCCATAATAGGAGCCATCATAGCCCACCACTCGAAGAAAGTAGTATTCTCAGCTGATCGAACAGCCATAGCCAGCTTGGAGGTGAAGCTGTACTTCGGAGCAGGAATCACCCAATTCCCAGGATTACGCTCCTTGTAGACGCTTGCTGGAGGGTCATCGAACAGATTCGCCCTGAATCCAATATTGAACATCCTGGTAAGCAGAGGTTTGAATACCTCCATCTTGATTCGCTCGAAAGTAGGATGGATCCTTGTCAGCTTCTCGTGCAGCATCTTTGATACCTCGAATGCTGTTTTCTCCCGCTTGACCTCATCCATATTCGTGAGCATCTGGAACAAGTCCACAAAGTACGCACGCCTGATGATTTCACGCTTCTGCTCAGCACGCTCCAATCCTGGACGAATATCACTCTCCAGACCCCAGAATTCAGGTTTCGCACCATTGGCAGCATTCGGATCGTAGGAAGTCACACCAGCCGGCTCCAGCCTGATCTTGGAGACAACACCCTTCGGAGAAAGAGTACGAGGGAAGGCCTGCACTTCAGACACGGCATCCATATCCCGCTCAATGTCCTGAGTCTGACGGATAGTGAACAGTACCATGTGGGATGGACACCATCCATATCCGGTATCTCCCCATCGCTCAAACCTGGATACGCTAAATGGCTGTTCCGGATAACCGGATTCCCTGAGAGTATGCTTATCTTCCTTGCACACGTATATCGAGGCAATAGGCATGTTGACCGCATCAATCTTACCCTGCTCACGCTCATCCTTGCGCCGTGGCCGGATAGTATGAATGACATCAAGCTTCTTAATCTTATCAGCTGCACTCTTACTGTCCTTGAGCTTCCTGAATGAAGAACTCAGGTTTTCCTCACCAAAGAACCGCTCAGCCTGGTAGACATCCATTTTGAAGCATCGACGGATTGTATCCACCAGCTTCTTGTGATTCTCTTGAATGTAGTACGTGCCGATAGGAGCGTGTACGAAATACATGATGTCTTCCTCATCCTCCTCACAGTGGACGTGAGAGGTCCCGAATCCACCACGATCCAGGAAGAATTCATGCATTTCCAGAGGGAAATTTGTGTCAGGAAGGAACTCCAGGAGGGTTTCACCGGCCCGCTTGTACCAGTCTTTCGCATCCTGAGGAGCATCCTTGTCTTCAGGAATGCACTCAAACCACTTGCCCGATAACATGTAGTCCATTTGACCGGATGCCAGCACGCTATTGGAATGAACCGCCTCAGTGTCGTAAATCTTATCAGCGTACTCCTCGATGGAATAACTCTTCGATCCAGTGATTGCACTCTTCTGAGGAGCTACGTAATCGGAAATATCCTGCCACCCATTGCGCTCATTCGCAGCAGCCGCTTCCATGGCCTGCCACGCATCACATTCTTGTTCTGCCAGTTTGTCGCTCATAATGTACTCCTATAACGGTAATCTGATTATTGAAAACCTCTCCAACACCCTTGTACGCCCGATTGAGCTGATCCAGCCGGTTTTCACACGAGAGAGCGCAACTGAAGAACATGCCTTCCATTATCCACCACCAAGAAGCCTGTTCACACCAACACGGCCATTCTGTTGAGCCTGACCCGCTCCAGTCTCTCCAGCCAGAATTGTACTAGCTAAGTAGCCTCGACGGTTTCTGACTAATCGCCTTGCATCCCGTTCTGCCTGGATGACTTCCGTTTTGCGTTCCGTTACCGGAGGCGGAGATGGACTGGCCTTGACCGCACTTCCTCCCTTGAAGTGAAGCATCCCCATTTGCTTCTCGAACCCCTGACGGCCAAACGTTGAATTGTAAAATAGTAGATCCTCTTCCATTTTTACCTCCTGTAAGTTTCTTCTTTAAAGTCTCAAGTGGAAAGCAACGCAATATATTTTTCCGCTCATAGGTGACGTACTTCAGATGAGCCAGGTCTTTAGGCAGATCATCGAACAAGTATTTCCCTTCGCCGGCAGTCAGGTAGACGTGCCATGCATTACACTCATCCTCATTAAATCGGTAGAGCGGATCCACAATCTTCCAGGATTCAGCAGTACCTATCAAATCCTTGTTAACCGGCTTCGCCATAATGAAGTAACGGTGATCGCTTCTGACGTAATGCAGGATCAGGAACAGCTCCAAATCCTCGTGAGGACCCCTAGGACAATACTCGCGCATGTAGACCCGAAACGCTTCGACTGAAGGATTCAGAGTTCCATGAACTGAATAATCTGTACTAAAATTTGTCATACGCACACTGCTATTGTTGACCGTGTTAAATCACTTACTGTTTCCTATTTAAGTCCAAGTAATGTCATCGTAGGATGGCGGTGTTCCGTCTCCGTAAAGGTCCGATACGTTGTCGGCTGTTAATGCCACATTGAACCAAATTGCTTCGTCTATCTCACCATCAAACGCTTTACCACCACCGTACTTCCCTACATTGATTGTATCCACACTCGAATTAAACGCCCAGTTACCCGTGCTTGCCGTAGCAGCTACTCCATCAAGATACACTTGTCGACTAGTTGCCGATGCAAACACTGCAACCCCATGATGCCAGTTGCCATCATTGCAGGTGGAGGAGGATGTGGATGAATAGATAAAGGCGCGTGCAGCTAAATACCCGCTACCGGTCACTTCTAACATGCAAAAATCAGCACCACCATTTACAAATACGATCATGGCGGCTCGCTGAGTGTTAGTGGTTTTAAACCAACAGGAGAATGTAAATGGGTAATCAGTTGGAGCAGCGGTAATCGACAAACTATCATTATAGTCATCAGCAAAACTAGCACACTGATTCAATTTACCGGTTGTGAAACCTACGGAATGGTTATTGGTTAGGTCATTACTGCCATGCGAGTCCGTAGCATTACCGTCCAGCTTCCAGTACGCTTCGGCATCTGGCAGAGTAATTCCGCCTGCGCCTCCACTGCTTTGATTTGCTATCCCTGGAATTAGTAAATGCATTATACTCCTGCCATGTTCTTAATCAACCAAGCGATTGCCTTTTGCGCTTGTGCGTTGGTTGCTTGTGCGTTTTTGAAGGTCTCGTAAATTGCCTTTAACTGGTCACGTTCCTGATTGTTTGCTTCTGCTTCTGCAATACTGTCCAGTTCATCTTGAGTCAGGTTTACTACTGCCCTTGTGAATGTTGCGGTTCCTGCCACGGAATCGAGCACCGGACCCGTTCTCGATCCAAGCTTCTGCGTTGCAGGATCAAACGGATCTTCAACCATGACCCTCTCGTACAATCCTATTGCTGCCAGTTCTTGAGGTGTTGCCGTTGCCGGAATTGTCGCAGTTGCTCCCCACTCGTTGACCCGGTAGATTATTCTTCCGTTTCGCTCCACTACCGGAGTCCCTGGAATGTTGACATTAATTAAACTCATTATGCTCCTCCGATCACTACCCATTCATTCGTTGCCCGCTTGTACAGTGCCAGAGCATACCATTGCCCCTGACTGTCCACGCTGCCAGCACTCACACCATTAACAGTCACTCCGGTGTCACCTTCAACGCTGGTCAATCCTGCTCCAATCTGGGAAATCATTATCTGTGTTCCTGTCGGATAGGCTACACTCGCATTAGTCGGAATTGTTACCGTGTTGGCTGATGCGTTATTTAGCTCAACAATCTTGCTCTGATCTGTAAGGACTAGCGTGTAAGTCGTTCCGGTCTGGGTGTTGATTGACGGTGTGATGACCGGAGCGGTAAGGGTCTTGTTTGTGAGTGTCTGTGTGTCTGATGTTCCGACTATATCACCGCTAGGAGGAGTTGGACCATCCACTACGTCACCGTCAATATTCCACTCTACAAGGTTACCATCAGTTCCAGCAGTTCCGGTAACTGCATTTGCATCCGATCCGGTTACTCCCTTGGTGGCGGCATCTCCAAGTCCTAGAGTCGTTCGCTGATCCGCTGCGGTTGCGTCATCAAGCAAGGCTCTACCGGCTGCCGTGCAGTCAATTTCTTCAGGGTCGCCAGCTCCGGCGGTTGATCGTCCAAGCAACTTATCGGTTGCGCTGACGTGTTGCATCTTGGCATACGTTACTGCCTCATCTTGTATCTTTCCAGTGGCAACGGAAAGGTCAGTAGGTATTCTGGTATCGTCCTTATCATCCGGCTCAAAGTCCTTATCAGGAACGCTCATTACCCGCTGGTTTCCTGTAGTAATACCAGAAAGTTGCATTGAGAATAACTTAGTGGCATCAGACTCATCTTTCATTGCCCAATTAGAATCCGTCTGAAGAGAGGAAATATCCCATCCCATGTGAACCCACGCTGCACCGTCATCCCTGTAGAAACCAGCAGACTTCCTATTAAAAGGCCAAACTCCTGTACCGTTTAACACAAGCCATGTATCACCCGCATTACCTGCCGCAGGTAGAGCAGCATAGTTAGCCTTTTCTCCTTTAAACTCAGGCATCGACAACGATCTTGCCAGTGCAGCGTCAATTTGAGCCCCTGTATATGCTGAATTATAATCTGCCATTATGCTGCATCCCTTACTGAAAAGTTATCGCCATCGGAGGTAATGAAATTCAACCCAGCCGAAGTGACAAATTGCTCATAAACAACCGGAGCAGGCTCATCACCAGTAATATCCCTGGTAATACTACGCACAATGCTCCTTACTATTCCCCTGACAATCGGCATTACTTCTTAATTTGACGGGTTATGTTACGCTTGATTTCTTTTTTCATAACTACCTCCTTCTAGGAGCCCCCGTCACAGGTATATCCTCATCCTTCGTGCGAGCATTAGCAGGAATCGCGCTCCTGTCAATCAGAAGTCCTTCCCTGATTGCCTGGTGAGCTGTACAGAATGCAGAGCTGTAGTGTGAACTCCAGTCATGCACTGGAACGTCCTTGATCGTAGCCCCATCCTTCTCTTCCTTCGAGTGATAGTAGTCCAAAGCAGCCAGACCGCTATCATCGCCTTTCCCGCATCCAATCGTCGAAAACCCGCACCGGCTGAATGAACTCAGTGCATCGCGAATAGGATCCCAGACATTCACATACCTTTCCACGCACGCCACGCCAACCATGCCGGCTTGTTGAAGGAGCTTCTGCCAGAGTAATTCACCATCCGGAGGAAGGAAATGCCCTCCATATCGGTAGGGTAGCTGCCTGAGTCGATCAGCCCAATCTCCAGGAGTGTCACAGTCAGGACCTCCAGACAAGGCCTGAAGGAAATTGATGTTGTCTCCTATCACCTGGAATATCCAGCACTTCGTATTGATCGCAGCCCCAATGTCCCAAGCAGTATAGGCGGGAAACCCTGAGTAATAGGCAACATGCTCATTTACCCTGCCAGCTGCCCGCTGAGCATCCAGCTTAGGAGCAAAGATCAGACCAGCTTCGCGTACCTGCCACATCTCCTCGATCAGCGTCGGATACTCCTGCTTGATAAACTGGCCCAGCCGATTCTTCTCCAGCTGATAGAATATCTTCTGATCGTCATTGAACTTGAAAGGAATTCCGCGCTTTCGCATTTCCTTCTCGGTCACATCAAAATACTCCATCGTCTCACGATCCACCCGACGAATATCTCCATACACCTGATAATCCTTATCGAAGTACCACGGAAAGAACAGCACGAGGTAATCACGCTCAGTACGCAGCTCAAACGGGACCTCCAGCGAACTTTTGAGGATATTGTACCAGTCTCCTCCTTTTCCGCCCTTAAACGTGCTCTCTATGAAGATATAGCCATCCTGAGGCACAGAAGGAATCGCACCTGTCATGATTTCCGTGGACCTGGCCGGATCATCCCAGGCAATCGGTCCCAGCTCAGATATGTGCATCAGGTGATTTGTACCACCACGGGAATTCTTGCCGGCATTTACGCTGGAGTTGTTCGTGAACGCCATTTCCTTATTGTTGTTCACCGGAAGCTTAAGCGCATCCTTCAACCGCTCAGGCATATTCTCCCATGCAAACCTCACCTTATCCAGCTTCTCAGTGGCATCGAGTTGAGTCTGGTCGACAATACTGGCCTGAATCTCATTCTGGAAATAGGCCTGGTCGAAGAGGATCACCGCAAACAGTGTCGAGAATCCCAGCTGACGAGCCTTCGGAACCGCAATCCTGCGGAACCCATCCACGAATATCGCGTGCAGGACCACCCTCTGCTCCCATCGAGGAGTAAATTTGATCTTCCTGGTATTCCCTTCAACCTTCTTTGAAATGATGCTGTACAGGTTGCAAATGCGAAAAAGCGGATCCTTCAGGCATTCAATCAGCTCCTCATCGGTCATATCATCCGTGAGAGTGTATTCCTCCAAGTCGATTGCCTGGTATTCATAGCCTGCCAGATTGTACTTCATGCCGGAACCTCCCGCGTTGACACGTATTCAGCCAAATCACCACAACGACACACCCTGTACGAATGCTGGTAGGTTCTTCCATCGTATTCATTAGGGACGGTGATTATTAATAGCTGTCCCACCTTCAGCTTCCACAGAAAATCATGGATGGTTCCACCATCATAGGGACCGCCCAGCAACTCCACATCCTTCTTCAGGTATTGGTCGATCATACTTACGTTAGTGCGCTAAATTGTCGCAAATATCCATTTTTCGTCGTATAACCCCCTATAACTCCGACACTTTTAGGTAATAAATATCCATCAAGCACCCCTAATCTGGTCCAATAGCGAATTCGTTACCTCCACCTCTACCGGAGCATAGTCGCCGGCCAGCTTTGAATCCAGATCGAGAGCACGCAGTTTATCGGGCATCTTGATCTTCGTTCCATCCTCGGTATGCTGGACTTCCTGAGCAAGTGGACTATCGAGATCGACATGACCGACCGGAGTCCTGACCAAACTCGCAAGGTATTCCCGTTTTTCCCTGATAGTAAGAACCGCTTCTGAGGTAGCCTGTTCCAGCAATCCATCGAGGTAAGACTTAGCTTTAACGTTCTTTAACAGCCGAACCATAGCCGCAGAGCCCACTGCATTGCTCTTACATTTGTATCCAGCCTTGATATAGGCCTCTCCTTTATCCATGCCTTTAGCATGATTCTGGAGAGCCTTTTTCTGTTTCCCTGTTAGCTCTCTATCCATAAATTTTACATCACAGTAATTCCCTGAAATTCAAGCACGACCACTGAGAGAGGTTTGTTGTAAGAGGCCTTAGAGCCAAAACAAGCGTATCCTGTACTCCCGCTATGGTTGAACCCAATCTCAATGCCGTCTTTAACTCAGCCGAAGACTGACGCGACAATGCTGACCCGCCTCCATAGGCAATTATCGTTCCTGGAGTAGTTATCGTTTCACCTGTTCCACCTGAAGCTGTTTGTAACGCACTGTTAGCAAGATCAGCATAGGTAAACGTTCCTCCAACCGTTGGATTAAGGTGCAACTCCCACTTAAAGCTATCTGATGAACCAGCAATTATCTCCAATGATTGAGGAATAATGGTCACATCCTTATAGGCAGCTTTCAGTCTTATCCCAAGCAATGCGTAGGTTGTTCCAGTTCCATAGCTTGAAATCAAAGCATTTCCGCTATCCACCCCTCGAAGGATTCCAGTTTCCTCAATGCCTCCTTCAGAAATTACTGTAGAACAGATATGATCCAGATCGCCTCCACTTGTGCCGTCAGTTTGCACGTCATACCTTAACGGAAGGTTAGGAGTCGACATATAGACGCTGTTAAACGTGCTGTCATTTGCGTGATTGAAATAGTGGCAGTAGTAGACTAGCCCATTGATTACAAATCCAACACGAACACGGCCAACACCCAGCCATTCAAAGTCGATAACTATGATTTGAGTGGCATCCATATCCAGGTTTATACCACTCACCCCTGATCCATCTAACGGATCCACGTTCCAATTTGACTGAGATACACTTTCGGTTGTGCTTCCGTTCTTCGCAATATTCCACGAAAGATCACCGTCACACTTGAAGAATATTCCGTTATGAGGCGTAAGGTAATTTGCTCCAGTACCATCAAAAACCCCTATTCTTTTTGTCATTCCGGCCGTTTGCTGGCTACAAAACGTCATGAAGAATAGCTGTGATTTTCCTGGCTGATAATTAAAACGCTGCTTTGTCTGACGTATAGCAAAATCGTTTGCATTAGCTGTTAGAGTCATCCTGACCCTAGCATCCGTGGCACTATGAGCACTGGAGGCAGCTCCTCCAAGTGACTCGTCCCAGAATAAAGGTTGATCGTCGTGAAGCTGTTTTGAGTCGAATATCGTAAAATTATTAGAGACGCGAAGGCGAGCAAACGCATCCACAGCTGGAGTATCTCCATATTCCTCAATTGATACCTTGAATTGCCCTTTGTTTGTCAGGCTGGCATTATCAAATGTGCCATCATCCTTCTTTCCTGTAATAATTGCTTTTGAAAGCGTTGCATCGTCATCATCGGCAATAGGGTCCTGAATCCTATGAGTAGACGGTGTTATTGCCTTTCCCTTCAGAACTACAGCTAGCTCAAACGTTCCCTGTATGGTTCCACCATTTGTATATTGTACCCTGAGATATTGCAAGTGAGGAGCTACAGTGAATACCTTAGCTGCTCCAGCTGCTATCGTGAACTCATCCGACCAGTACCAATTTGATCCATCTGCACTTTGCTGGATGGAAAGCCCATCTACAGCACTGGCCACATCAGAATACACGGCCACCGCTATAGAACTGTAGTCCTTGATTTCCGTAGACGCCCCAGGGAACACGCCACCTATGCCCAGATTGGCGCTGGAGCTGTTGTTTGTATCCAGCTTACCTCTTAACTCACCAAACTTGCTCATACCCCTCTCCAATCACTTGTGCCGTCAAATTTAGCTGTCAGGCAATCACCGTCATTTAATATTTCTGCACTCACGTCGCCCTCAATCGTTCTTCCTGATCCAGGATACACCATCAGAGTACCGTCATCGCCCTTCTTTGCTACAGATACTCCATATATGGAATTCAAAGGATAATACACGTCTATATCGCCTGTACTCATATCACAGATAACCAGCGTATTCTCAGGAGCATTATAAGGTGAATCAGCAGCCGTTATCGTTTTACGCTTTGGAATAGCCCCTGACGCACTACCGATCAGCCGCCTCAATATGTTCAGCTCCCGCTCCAGCCTCAGATTAATGTTTTGCGTGCGACTATCCTGGACAACCTGTTGTCCCTGGACCCTTCGCTGTTCAGTACGAATCTGAGAATTCGTCGGCATAACTATGATTCTATGGAAGAATCGACTGTTATAGGCAAATAAAAAAGCCTCCCCGCTTGTCTGGAACGAGGAGGCCCTTACGTCGCTGAATTCATAATAATATGAAAAGTGGGAGAAGGTATCAGGGTTGAACTGATCTAACCAGGGATATGAGCCCCAGCGGGTCACCGGACCTACCTTCTAAAAAACTGGATTCAGTTATGGAATCATCCCGTCTAGGTGTCAATTTTAATTACCTAAGAGTTACTACTCTTTCAGTCTTCCCGCCCTTGTACTTGTCGACTACCTTCGCTATCTGGGTAAACGGTATCTTTCCCTTGAGGAAATCACGCACGTCCTGAGAAGCATTGCCGAATATTCTCCATTCTGGCCTCCACGCAGCTGCTATCCACGGTAATTCGCGTTTCCATCTTCCGGCAGCTCGATCACCCCATTTTCCGCAAACGTCGGGCTCAGTGGAAATATCCATGCCGTACACGTCCACCTGACCGCCACGGGAAAGCACCTGAGCAACTACAAGCGCATTTGGAAACGTGAAATTGCAGCTCTTTAAATCCGAGTGAGCAAGGATCGGCTTATTGATGATCTTATGGCTTTTTCCGTACCATGGCATATCCATTCTAACGGAATCCGGAACATGCTCCAGTCCCTTCATGTTCTCGAAAGTCGCAATGCTTTCCGGAATGGAAATAGTTCGATTGTACAGTGGAGTACCCTGAGCAGTACCATGCTCCATATCAGCTTTCGATCCTGGAATGGCCAACTCTATTACAACAGGGTCCAGAACGCACCACACGTCCACTGGAAACAGCCACGCAGCTGTATTGCATCCTATAACCAGTTCGTAGTCCTCAATACCTGTAGATGGCCAGAATTTCTTTAGCGATGGCCCATTTGCGAGTACGGCTACGGTCCTCATCTAAAATACTTCCCTATCCACGGACTTTGCTCAATTGCCTCATGAGGTCTAGGTTTACCGTGGAATATCACCAAAGGCTCCTCAGGCTCATCAATTTTCGGCTCAGGCTCCTTGTAACTGCAAAGCTTACCAGGGAACCTGTCTTGCCAGAAATACGGTTGATTCTGATACATGCTCTTAATCGCTTGAGTCACGTAAACATGCATAGGAAATGAACGCTTCTGCTTCCACGTTAATTCCTCACTGACACCTTCGCAGTATCCCTTCCATACTTCATTATAGTGCAAATCTGGAGGAAGACAGACAGCCCCATCAGCGTAGCTTCCATCGTAAGCACCCTTGAGGCCCAGAGATTCCCTGACTGGCCTCATATACATCGGCCATGGCTGGATTAACCAGCTGACATCCCCGCGAATCACCGTATCCAATCCTGTCATGATGACGTGACCATCTGACCAAGGAGCGTCAGGACGGTACAACTCCATGAGATTCCACCAACCCCAGACACGACGATCAGGATATACCGGAACAATTTTCTTTTCCCCTAAAGGTACGATGTTCAGATAATAATCATCGTGGGCAACCTCTTCCAAGTCGGTTACGACGTACATCGTGAAATCACATCCAAGACCACTTACGAATCCATGAAATAGATTTCTCACATAGTTTCTGGCATGAGGATAATCGCCTACAGCCGCAGTGAATATGCTTACCTTGCTCATAGCCCTTCCGGTATTTGACGGCCACACTCCACGTAAGTCTCACCAGGCTCGACATCACGTATCACACGAGCCCCAGCACCAATCATGGCCCCCTTGCCAATCCTGATCCCGCACAGAACCACCGCTCCAGCTCCAATAGAAGCACCCTCTTCCACGATAGTCTCTACCAACTTCCAGTCCTTATTTCCAGCACGAGGGTAACGATCATTCGTGAATACCACTGACGGACCTACAAAGACCCGATTCCTAAGAATCACCCCATTGTAGATGCTGACATTATTCTGGATATGGACGGCATCACCGATAACAGCTCCGGCCTCGACGTAGACATTCCGGCCAAGCACACAATTGCGACCAATCTTAGCCCCTTCCCTGATATGGCAGATATGCCAAATCTTCGTACCAATACCAATCTGGCAATGAGCCTCGATAACGGCTGAGTCGTGTGCGAAGTAGTTCATGGTCACGCCTTCCTGTAGAGCTTCTTGTCAAACACGTCCATGGCCCGCTCATCCCACTGAACACCAGTAGAGGAAATCACCCCCCCAACGTATCCGGATTCACGATCCCTCACGTATGCTGGCCAGAATTCAACTGTCTTTGCCGGACCTTCCAGAACGGAATTGATATGCTCTTCAATCAGATCGAGGTAGTAATTCCACCCCTTCTTATCTGAGTAAGCTGTCATGAAACTGGTCCTCATCAGGCTGGCCACATGCTCAGCACGCTTGCGCCTGACAACTACCCAATTAGCGTCCGGAAAAGCAGTATATAGAAGCGGCCACATGAGCAGTCCCTTCACGCCCTTAAATCCCCATGGCTTATCAAAATCAACCTCGGAACCGATAAGACTAACGATTGAATTGAAGGCTATTTCAGCCGGCATACCAGGATTCCAACCTGGAGGCGGAAGATTCTTCTGAGCAAGCTCGTCAAATCCACCCCTCTTCAGAACCGGCTTATAGAACTGGTCCCTAATAGGACCCTCGACCAGTGGATGAGCGGCAGCAAGCTTTCCCACTTGCATACCGCACTTATGGAGGAGTCGCATGGTAAGGGTTGTGCCTGATCGAGGGCCACCTACTACAATGATTGGAGGCCTCATTATGCAGTCGGAATAGAATTGTCAGTTTTGACCAGAAGGATCGGCTCTTTCGTCGATACCCTCAGTCCATGCTCCTTGAAGATGCGACGAGGAATTACCTCGATAGCTTCTCCAACCGTTTTCACCGGCATTCTACGCCCCTTCGGAGTAGTATTGAACTCGTAAGCAGCCTTGTGAATGCGCTCCACGGTGGAGTACACGCTTTCATCCTCAGGCATTTTGAGAACCCAGCCAGTCACGTCGCCCTCAATCCGGTTTTCCGGATCAGATACAACGATAATGAATTCAAGCTTTTCTCGCTTAGGCTGGTCCTCTTCAAGAATCTTCAGCTCATCCTGAATATCCTCTACAATGGCATTCACCTTGCGAATCTCCAGGTCATTTCGCTGGAGGATATGTTTTACCAAATCTAACGATGGTTTCATTAATTTTCCTTTCTTACAGGTTTACACATATTCCTTGCTTGGCATAGGAAAGTCTTCGAGTCGGCTTCTCCACAGGTGGAGGC